TTGGGAATGGCTTCCGCCATGTAAAACTAAACTGGCACCCGCCAGTAGTAAAACATACGCGGGTCGATATTTATACACCAACGCCCTTTGGTGTCGAAAGACGCGCGAGAAATCCTCTTCGGATACAAAACTCACGCAACCATTCATTGTGCTTTAACCTCTCACAAAACGAGGGACGATTTTAAAATCAAAATGCCAAAATTTTAAACCGTCTTAGAAAGACGGGGAGTTCGCCGAAAACGCCCAACAGAAACGTCAGGACCTGCGGCAACATGAACCGAATAAGTGACCGTTTCGGCTCCAGCTTCTGACGACGAGTCGGCCCAGAAGAATATGGCCTGACCATTGGTGGACTGACCATTAGCGGGATTTGAAGTGGAACTAGGCAGCGCCAAACGTCGACCACAAGGGGTAAGCTTGGCACTAGAGTAGTAAGGAACCAACACCTCAACTGCATGACTTCCTGCAGCGATTGGCAACTCGACAGCCGACGAGCCCATATAGGAGATGTTCCTCCGCCAAGAATCGAAGGAGGAAGCATTTCCATTGTTGGTGTTCAGCACGGCAATAGACCGAGATGACGCTGCCACAACAGCCAACTCTTTCGAGACAAAGCCCGAAGAAGTCTTCTGGTATACCTTAACACGATGGCTGCCCCTGGCGCCTGTGTACATGTTGAAATAATGACCAGCCCAAGTCCAAGGGATTGGCCATGTTTCATAACCCTTCTGAGCGCCCAACAACGGGAGGATATTGAAAGCATAGGGATCTGTTCCACCATCCCAAGTAACCGACGCCAAAGGAGGAAAAGAGGGAGAAAACCAAGCTGGAGGGCTCACCACGGAAGTCTCATTAGTCAGTTTTTGATCACCAATCCATGAAAAACGTTGCACGAGCGCACGAACGGAAGCAACATCCTCGCCAAACATGACGGAATTCACTGGAAAATCCGCAACACCCTTGGACAACACAACACGGTCTTCAGAAACAGCAGGATCGATTTCCACACCGCTCTGGTAAACCTGATATTGGTTGACGATGGCACGCAAATCGTTATCGTCACCTTCAGTCGCAGGAAAAACGGTCGGAACTCCAAACCGCATATTCTCAGCACACCGAGCAAAGACATGAAAAGTCAAAGGGGCGGCAACACGTGGAGAGGTGAGAGGTGAAGTAACATAGAAGCGAAGATACCCGTTAGTGCTCTTGTCAGAAGAGACAGCTGCTGCGGCGGTACGAGGTTTCTTAACTCTGACAGGATCATTGGCGGACATATCGACACGAATCAATGTTTTGGAGGAGCCACACAAGTCAATCATCACTCCATCAAGCCAAGGTGTGGGATCGGACGGAGGTAAAACACCGTCTTTGGACCAAAAGACAGAAAGAGACCCCTTGAAATTGGTGGAGGACGGGATATAGATGAGGTACTCCATTGACCCGGACCAATACTCGAAAGGGAGTCCAACATAGCCTCCGACAGGGTAGACCACATAATTGGCAGCAGAATAAATGAAGGGATGAACTGCCATCGGCAAGTTGAGATTACCGACTGGTGTAGCGGCAGTAATGGTTGTGGACTGAATGTACGTCCACCTTTTGAACAACGATGAGAAAGACATCAAATCCTCACTGACACCATCTGCCACTCCAGAATCGACGGTGACTGCATTCCCATTGAACAAAGCAAGAGGCTCCGAAACATCCTCACCATCCACCGTAACTGTGTTGGAAACTAACCTAGCCACAAAAGGTTCGGGCACACGCGGGGAAGCGTCTTTCGTGAAGCCAAAGATATCGGCAACGGAAGAAAGAGCGGCCAACCCTGCACCAATAGGAGCGCTGAAAGGAGCAATAGAAGGAACAACACTCGTAACAACACCCACAGCTCTACTCAACTTTGAAGCAATAGCTCCAACCCTTCCTTGTTGAGGGGCTTTCTTTGGAACAGGAAAACGCTCTCGCCCGGATTGATAAACCCGGGTTTCGAGTGTGAATCCCTTCTTCAACCGGCCATAAAACAAAAGAGTCCCCGTAGCTGTGGCGGAGATAGTAGATTGCAACGGCGTGAAAGTGAAAAGACGAATGCGCCAAGAAGGACGAAAAGTACCAACAATTGGGATTGCATCGAGTTGATGGACGAAAGGGAGGTCAAGCTGAACAGTGTTTTGCATTTCACAATTAAGGAAAGCAAACTCGTCCTGAACCGCCGTTTCAAGGCACGAGTCCGTATAGCTGTCAACATAATACAAATCGGTTGAGGCACGCATTCCACCTTCACACAAGGCAGAGACACAGTATGCGCCATAGCATGACCCAGGACATGTCATAACGACCGTGAGTACAAAATCAGCTCTCAAGTGTTGGAAACCACGCAAACGCGACTGAACGAGAGGGTGGGCTAACCACGCCTTCATAGGGTCGAAATCGGGAAAGGAAACGTTGGGAACTGGGAACCCATCAGTATTACTAATGGACACTCGCTCCAACAACACATCCATTTCAAAGAAATCAGCAGGGTCCCTAACACCCGCTTCACCCATGGTTTCAGAACGAGTATCAGAAGGCGCAGCTGCGACAATGGGATTCGTTCCTGTCACCGCGACTCCTGGAATCGCGGCGATCGGCAGAACCGGGGCAATGCCCGGCAAAGAATTAACAATTTCTGCCATTTGGTAAAGTTTTAAAAAACTTCAGTTGAGTCGTCAATGAGTGGATTCCACGTGACAAGTGACCCTTTCTTGTAACGTTCCACGTACCCCTCGTACGCGTCCACTCGGAAATTCGATCCAGCTATATCAAATTCGGTCGCTAGCTTTCTGGCAAGCTGCTCCATGACCTCGAAATACTCTCGACCGTGCATCCAGGACTCAGCCAGGACAGTCGAGAGGATAACAGCATGATGGTCATGATCTGAAATCCCCGTCGTTTTTCGTCGATAAGTAAGCATTCTACACAATGTTTTCTTCTCGATCGGGCAAACGATCAGCCCCTTCTCCAATTCAACAAAACGCCTCTTCAAGAAAGTGGCCTCCGAAAAAACCTCATAAGGAACAAGGTCCTTTCCCTTGATCGATGAGGTTCTCTTCGCTCCAATCTCCAATAATGCCTCAGCCACAGAAACTTGATTGAACCACGGGCAATTGGCTGAGACGCATGAAATGTTGTCGTCTCCAAGAACCAATTGATGGATATTTTCCCGAAAAGGACGAACCTTGTAGCCACCAATGGACACGTAGGCGTAACGTGCTTGGAGAGAATTTCGCACACAATTCAAAAAGAGAGTGATCCAGTAGCCCGAAGCAAGACCGAAGTTCGTAAACCAGAAGTCACCTTTGGAAACATGAGTGACGTGCATCGAACTCATCAAAAGACCCCAAACGCGTTTCTTCTCTTCAACAGTATACCCTAAATGATGAGCCAGTCGTTGAACAACACGAGACGCACAATGGAGCTCTCTCGTACTGGCTGAAACATCAAAATCACTCACATCGGACGCGCAAATGTTAGGGTGCGCCCGAAGAAAATCGTACATAGTGCGAGAATCGTGTTGTGATGCGATATTCAACCCGATAGCATGCTCAAAGAACAGAGGATGTAAACGGTAGAAATCCACCACAGGAGACAAGTACTTCTTAAGAAGAAAGTTGAGCGCAAAAGGCATGATGTTAAAAACACGAATCTTGCACTTGTCATTCTTGGAGATGGAAACAACCTCGTCCTTCAACGCATGAATAGCCGTGGGCGAGTAAACGTCACCCGCATCTATAACCTTCAAAATACGGTCAATTCCATCGCGAAGTTCAGGGTGCATGGTGACTATTGGCGGATCAACTGACCTATCAATGTTGACGCAATTCTTCTTCTTTGAAAAGAACGGAGGACCAGCGCTCGTGTTGAGATCAATGCCATATGACCCAGTACCAACCAAACCCAGTATCACTGACGCATCGCTAGGTATGGAATAACCCGTAGCTCCGGAAAGATTCTCCAAACCACTCAGAAAATCGTTTTCAGCCCAGGTCCACTTAAGCGCGTTCCCGCCAACATTGCGAAAAGACTCACAACTGCGAACATGCGGGTCAAGCCAACCAGCAACCTGAGAACCATCTGGAAGAACCCAAGGTACAACTTTTCCACCAAACCGTGGAATCGCGGCTCCATCGCCAAGAGTATATCCTTCCATAATGACCGAATCAGGAAGTTTCTTACGAGCGTGAAACCATGTTGCTTCGACATTGGAGGTATTCGTGGCTCCCATCTTCCTACTCCCACAATAAGTGCCAAAAATGACAAAAGGGAGAGGAGTATGGGCGATGGCCGCAGCAACTGAAGATTTTTCAACAAGAGACTGAAATTTCAATGAATCAGCACCGGGCTCCACCACAGCAGGATCAACAACAACCTCCAACGAGTTGGGTTGCCACAACTTAATAGCGGCAATACAAGGATCAAACTCAAGTCTCGAAAAACTCTCGGCAAGAATCGGAAGCCCAGGAGACCCAGCGGTGTGAAAACCGACAAT